TACTTTAGATATTATGATGTTAGACAGGCTAGTGGTATTACAACTGCTGGTCAATTTATTATTCGTTTTATTGAGAAGAAAGTAAACGAATATCTAAACAATGTATTACAAACAAAAGACCATATAGATTATATTGTTGCGTCTGATACTGATAGTATCTATGTTCGTTTTGGTAAACTTGTAGAAAAAACTTGTCAAGGTAAAACAACTGAACAGATTACAGATTTCTTAAACAAAGTATGTGAACAAAAGTTAGAACCATATATTGCAAAATGTTTTGACGAACTTGCAGATTATTCAAATGCTTTTAAAAATGCAATGGTTATGAAACGAGAAGTAATCGCAAACAAAGGTATTTGGGTGGCCAAAAAGAGGTATATGTTGAATGTGCTAGACGAAGAAGGCGTAAGACTTGCTGACCCTAAATTAAAATTAATGGGCATTGAAGCTGTCAAGTCTAGCACACCTCAGGTCTGTCGTGGTAAAATTAAAGAAGCAATTAAAATTATCATGTCAAAAGAACAATCTGATTTACATAAGTTTATTGCAGACTTTAAAAAAGAGTTTCTAAAATTACCACCAGAAGCAATTGCTTTTCCTAGAAGTTGTAATAATATTAAGAAGTATGCCAGTAATAGTAGTATCTTTATTAAGGGCACACCTATTCATGTTAAAGGTGCATTGATATATAATCATCAACTTAAAAATATGAATTTAGGTATGAAGTATCCTTATATACAAGACGGTGATAAAATTAAGTTTCTAAAACTAAAAGAAGCTAATCCATTTAAGTTTGATGTGATTAGTTATATGTCAACTTTACCTACGGAGTTTAAATTGAAAGAGTATGTTGATTATGAGATACAGTTTCAAAAAACTTTCCTAGACCCAATGCGTTTTATATTAGACGCAATTAATTGGAAGGCAGAACCAGTTGCCAGTTTGGAGAGTTTCTTTGGATAAATTACCAACTAAAAAATACGGAGTGATATATGCAGACCCTCCTTGGTTATTTAAAACGAGGTCAGATAAAGGAAAGGATAGAAGTCCTGAAAAACATTATCCTGTGCTTAGCCTCGCTGACATTTGTGCTATGGGTGTTGGCGACATTGCTAAACCTGATTCAGTCCTCTTAATGTGGGTATGTGACCCAATGTTAGACCAGGCGTTTAAAGTTATAAACGCCTGGGGTTTTAAGTATAAGACAGTTGGTTTCACATGGGCAAAGACAAATAAAAATACATTAGGATTTTTTACAGGCCTAGGTTATTGGACTAGAGGTAATCCTGAAATGTGTTTACTTGCTACTAAAGGTAGACCAAAAAGATTAAATAAAGATGTATGTCAACTTATAATCTCACAGAGAAAAAGACATTCCGAAAAGCCATTGATTCACGGTGATATAGAACGATTGGCTCCAGGTCCGTACATTGAATTATTTGCAAGACAAAAATCAAGACCTGGTTGGGATTATTGGGGAAACGAGGTGTAGCTTGACAATAGCGATATTATATAGTATAATACCATTATTATTAGTATGTTTATTATTATGGATGTGGAATGGCGAAGACCCTAGATAGAGAAGAAGCACTACATTGTGCTAATGTATTTAACGATTATTTTGGTCAGTTTAGTCGTATCGACCAATATATGCGTGACCAAAAGATGGCACAAATAGATACAATACCTCAACCACTTCCTGGTATGGGTTTAGATTCAGATATGTTTGATGACTTTACAATGTCACCAGAGGTTATGGATTTACAAGTTGTTGAATTAGATAATCATACATGGGACACTTCTATTAATATGATTAGTAGTCATAGTAATATGGTCAGTATTCCAGGCAAGGCCTTAAAACTTGCAGTAAAAGAAATGAATACAGGTAAGTATGTTGGTTTTATGAGATTTGGTTCACCTGTAATTAATTGTAAACCTAGAAACGATATGTTAGGCAATGTACCTAACTTAACAGTATTTAATAAAACTACCATTATGGGTTTTGTGATTGTGCCAACACAACCATTTGGTTTTAATTAT